AGTGCTTAAAACTTTTACAAGATATTTATTTTTAACTTGATAACTACCTGATAAAGTTTTGTGAGTATATGCGTTGGCACGATAAGGCTCAATAGAAGGACTAGTACCGGAACAAATAATACCAGAACTAGCATTAGGAGCAATAGCAAGAAGATTAGCATTACGCTTGTCATTACCATGTAAATCAGGACATTCACCCCGTACATCAGCAAGTTTTTTAGTAGCTTTATTAGCTTTGTTTTTAATATGTTTAAATGCTTGATGATTGAAGCTGGTTGCCAAAACTCCCTCGAAAGGAATATTTCTAGACTGGAGGTAAGCATGGAAACCCATTGCACCCAAGCCCAACGACCTTTCTCTATAAGCCGAATAAGCTGATTTGGCATAGCCTTCTTTACCTTCTTTAATATATTTTGTAAACCTTTTAAAATTTGCACTATATCCTCCTAGTTGTGTAGTGTCTACTGCGTTTTCAATATAATGTTCTATTATATTATCTAACATAGTTATTAAATCTTCAATAAAATAATTATCATCAACCCATTTATCAAAGTGTTCTAAATTAACAGAAGATAAACAACATACTGCTGTTCGTTCTTCATTAGTCGGTAGTGTTATTTCAGAACATAAATTACTTTGTCTAATTGCTAATCCTAAATTTTGTTGTTCTTTAGGGAGAGCCTCGTTACAAGTATCAATGTTAATCATGTAAGGCTCTCCAGTTTCAGCACGAGCATTTATTATTTGAAACCATAAGTCTCTAGCATTAATAGTTTTAACTGCCTCATTAGTTTTAGGGTCAATTAATCTCCAATCTTCATTGTTTTTTACAGTTTCTAAAAATGAATTTGTTATGTTTATTCCGTTATGTAAGTTAAGACATTTACGATTTATATCCCCACCAGATTCTTTTCTTATGTTAATAAACTCCTCAATCTCTGGATGTGATATATCCATATACGCAGCATAAGAACCTCTTCTAGTAACACCTTGATTAAAGGCTAACATTTGAGAATCTACTACATGCATGAATGGAATAGAGCCAGTTGATTTAGAGCCATGAGTAGTAGATATACCATTACTCCTAACATCTCCCCAAAATCCACCGATGCCTCCACCTGAACTTGCCAACCATATATTTTCATCATAGTGAGCAGATAAACCAGACCTACTATCAGGAACATAATTAAGGAAACAACTGATAGGTAACCCACGAGTAGTTCCCCCGTTAGAAAGTATAGGAGTGCTAAACATGAACCAACAATCGGAACTGTAGTTATAAAGTCTTTGAGCCAATTCATAATCTGTTTCTCCTTTAAATGTTGCACCAAATACTGATGCTCTTGCAAATGCTTCTTGGGCATGTGTCTCTTCATCCCAAAAGTATCTATCTTTTAATGTATCTAAACTAAACTTGTCAAAGTTTTTTTCTTTATCATAGTCTATTGTTATACCTAAATAATCTTTAGTTCCTATTTTATCTTCAATCATCTTGAATGTCCTTTAAATGTATAGCCATTATAGCATAGTGAATTATCTTTAACAAGTCTGCTTGGTTATGTCCGTTCTTTTTTCCATACCTCATAGCATATTTTATAATATTACCAATACAAAATCCCTCTCCATGTCCGTTATCAAATATCACATCTGTTGCTTGGTAATCTCCATAAGCATAATGTTTTTCATAAGTTTTATCTACATATCTTTGTATTTGTTTTATTGTTTCGCCTTCATTAAATTTATATTTCATTTCCATACCACTCATAATTTTTTAATAATTGCCAATACTTTAATATACTATTAAACATTTTTATATGTCTATCGTGTGATTCTAAATCCCATATATGAAACAATATAATATTTGTATTTTTTCTGTCAATAAATATTGATACTCTTGTAGGACAATCTATTCCCATACCTTGAGCATAAGCCGAAAGTTGCATACCATGTTCATCATAAACTAATTTAGCAGGGTCTTTGCCTTCAAGGTTATCTTTAGTTTTAAAGTCTATGAAAACATCATTAGAATATAAATCTATTTTACCACCATAACCTTGAGGTGCACAGAAAGAATCTTCTGCAATCCAATCATGGTCAGTAAAATTTTCATCTAACCATTTCTTAATAGTTTTGTAAGGTTTAGTTTTCTTACCACCTAAAAATCCTGTTTCTATTTGACCATGAATTTTAGTTCCTTCTTTAGCTGCATTTAATCCTATGCTTTTAGCATCAGACTTACACCTATAAATATAAGAATCTAATGATTCATTATCTTTTCTATCTAAAGTAATAGCAGATGTAATAGCTTGTGTAATCTTCCAATTTTCTAATGCAGGTTTAGCAACCATACCTAGAATAGTAGTTACAGAAGGAACGAGTCCTAAACTTTTAGCATCTCTTAATGTAGTGTTTCTTTCTTTACCATTAGCACCTATAAGAGTATACATAGGTTCTCCCTCTTGGGTATACCAATGTCCAGACTCTGATGTAAACTTATTATAGTTGTCTAATTTAGATTTGTCAATGATTTCTTTACTTTTATTTGTCATTATGTTCTACCCACCTTAATTTTCTTGTTTCTGGAAGAAATAATAAATACTGAACATTAGCTTTTATTTGTTTTTTAGTTCTTGTTGTTCTTGATGTATAAGAATCTTTAGTTCTATAATCTCTTCTAGCAGTTTTTACATCTATTAATTTTATGTTTCCTTTTGAATCTCTTGCTACCAAGTCAATAAATCCATCGCATCCACAGTTTTTAAATACTTCATAGCCATTATCCCATAGCCAAGTAACTGCATAAAATTCTGCAAGGTCTCCCTTTCTATTTGTTGAATGTTCTTTAGTGCGTTTCACTCCAGTTACCTCCTATTTTATATTCTCCAGTTAAATCACATCTCATTTTAAATTGTTCTGTGACTTTTTCTATACACTCTACTCCAAGCCTACCTATATAATCAGCTTGTGATTCTTTAACTTGTAATTGCCATTCATCATGTATGTTAGCTACAAAGTGTGCATCTACTACATTTAATTTAATTAATTCATACAAGTTTATCATAGCTTGTTTCATTACTATAGCACCACTACCTTGTAATAAAGTATTAAGTGCTGCATGTTGACTTCTAACATGTATCTTTCTACCATCTATACCTTTTAAAAATCCACGATTGGCAGCTTGTTGAACTCTATCTCTTAACTTTTTAAGTGCTGGTAAATTACTAAAGAATCTATTTTTTAAAGCTTTACCTTTCTTAATATCTCCATTAATAATACTACCTATCTTTGCATCTCCTGCACCATACACTAAAGCATATATAAATGTTTTAGCTTGGTCACGAGTTTTAAGTCCTGCAAGTTCTTGATTAGTAGAATGTATATCTCCATTAACAACTTCTTCAATATAATTTGAATCATTCATATAATGTGCTAACATTCTTAATTCTAATCCACTAGCATCTATACCTACTAATTTATATCCTTCAGGAACAGACCAACAAGCACGACACTCTTTACCAAATGGACTATGTATATTAGGAACTTGAGCCATGTTAGGATTTCTATGTGTCATTCTACCTGTAATAGTTCCATTAGGTATAACTCTACCATGAACTCTATCTTCTTTTAGTTCATCAATCCATGATGATACTTGAGCTATACGCTTTTGATATAATAAATAATCAGCAATAAGTTTAGCCTCTTTAATATGCGTTATCTTTTTAAGAGTAGCTTCATCTACAATAGGTTGTCCTGTAGGAGTAAACCTTTCAGGTTTCCAACCAAAGTCTATAAGATACTCGCCTATTTGTTTACGACTACCTAAATTAAACTCTACTAATTTCTTACGCATAAATGGTCCACGATTACCAGATGCAAGAATATTTTCATACTCTTCATCAGTAAGTCCTCGCTTACTTAGTTCTCCATTCTTTTTAGTGTATGGTAAAACATGTTTATCTTCTACCCATTTAGGTTTAAAGGTATTGTGAACTTCATCTTCTACATCTGCCATGTTTTGTTTTAGTTCTGCTAACAAAGTCATAGCTTGTTTACTATCAAAATAAAATCCAGTCTTTTCTTGTTCATTCATTATAATAGCAACTTGTTGTTCTAAATCAAAAGATTTTTTACTAAAACCTACACCTTCATCTAATAAATATTTATAAACAGCTTCATTTAATATAACATCTTGTTCACAATAGTTTAACATGACAGGAGTATAATTACTAAACTCTGGTTGTTCTTGTTTAGGAACTCCTAATCTGTAACCCCAAGTTTTTAAACTGTGTCCATTTTCTCTAACAGGATTGTAAAGTCTTGACATAACAAGAGTATCAATTATTTTTCCATTATATTTAAAGTTGTATAACTTTTCTAATATAGGTAAATCAAATCCTATAATGTTATGTCCTATTAAAGTATCTGCTTGTTCTAATAGTTTAATACCATCTTCAATTTCATCTGGTGTAAATCTATAAGACTTACCATCTACTTCTTTAGCTACAATACACCATACTTTAGTTGCATTTAAATCATCTGTTTCTATATCAAAAATAATCTTCATTACTAAATGTTTCCTCCTCTGATACTTCGTGTAATCTACCAGTATCAATATCATATTTTAAACTACAAGCCATGCCTGTGTCTCCTGTATATCTTGACTTCAAGACTCTGACTTTAGTTATATTAGCTTCATCAGGATTTTCTGCCTGTTGATTTCTTTCTAATGCTATCACACAATCAGATAATTGTGCAATACCTTGTGAGCCTTTAAGGTGAGATAAAGATACTTGTATTCCTTTCTCATGTCCTCTATCTCCTGCTGCTCTACGCAAATGTGATACTAATATCATACCTACACCTGTTTCTTCTACAAGACTACGCAATCTATTCATAAGCATATCAATACCTCTGCGTTCATCTCCTTCTGTTAATACATTGACAAGCATATGTAAATGGTCAACCACTACCCAATCACATTCACAACCAACAATAATATATCTTAATTTAGAAAAGATTTCATCTATGTCTGTTGCTCCTAAATGAGCATGGATAAATACTCTACCTTCTTGTATTGCACTATCAAATAATTTATGTAGTTCTTCTTCTGTGTATTTGGCTCGTTTTTCTGATAGATATATTCTATCGTTAGCTTCAATAGATACAATGCCATCAGCAGTTCTTAACCAGTTTTCTTCTAGTGCTATGATACCTACATTATCTTCTGTATTTTTAATAAGATGATGTTCAAGTTCTCTAGTCACACTAGACTTACCAAGTCCTGTGCCACCAGTAAGAGTAACAAGTTCTCCTTTACGCAAACCATAAAGCTTTTTATTTAATCCCTCCCAAGGATATGCAATACTTTCTTTTACTTCTCTGTTTAACCAATCATTCTTTTTACTAGACAGTTCCATAATACCAGAAGGTGTATAGGTTTTAGCCTCCCACCATGCTGTTGAAAACTCTTGGAACTTTTTCTTGGCTAACATTTCATTAGCATCTTTATACCCATTTGGTAAGTTTATTATTTTAGCTTTACTTGGTTTAAGTATTCTAGCTACTTGTCTTGCAGCTTCAATACCTGCCTTGTCATTATCAAAACACAAGACTACATTATCAAAGCTTTCTACAAACTCAATACTTTCTCGTATATCTTTAACAGCAGAAGATGCTCCTCGTTTAATAGATACAACACTAGACTTGCCTTGCATTAATTCATAGACTGCCATAGCATCACATTCACCTTCTGTTATTGTAAGATACTTACCACCTTTATTACGATACAGTTGTTCTCCAAACAATCCTGTGCCTTGAAATGTACCATTACATGCAAAGTTTTTATTGTCTACATATCTGGTCTTGGTTGCAACTATCTCACTACCATTGTGAAATGGATAGATGTGTTGTTTAACTTGACCATTGTTATCCTTAATAACTTTGACACCAAACTTTCTTGCTGTAGCCTCTGATATATTTCTATCAGTCAAAGCTCCATATACTCCTGTATATGAATTAAGAAATGATGTTTCAGGTTGTTTCATTGGTATAACTGTATCAGTATCTGCATTGTCATAGTCTGGAAAAAATGTATTACAGCTAAAACATTTTGCAGAGCCATTATTATTAAGTGAAACAGCATCACTACTACCACACTTTGAGCATGGTAATTTATGTTTTACAAATTGTGTATTCAATTCTATCTCCTATAAAATAGAGGTGTGTCTCAGCCGATACTATGTATGGACTACTCCACACCTCATTACAATTAAGTGAGGCGTTGTTCATATGATTGTCGGAAGCAATCAAACAGGATTTTAGCTTTATCAATAAGGGCTAAATCTAACCCCAGCATCTTTAATAGTTATCCTCTTTTCCACTAACCTCATTACAATTAAGAGTCTTCTTCGGTTGAAGTTTCCTCTTCTTCTGTTGGTGTTTCCACCACAGCTTCAGGGCAATCAGCTAGTAATGTTTCTAACTGACCTTGATGCCCTTGTGTAGCATAGTTTAGTGCCTCAACTAAAGTATTTAATGTTCCCATTTTATTAATACTAACAGTAGCATTTATTTTGGAATCACTATTCTCTATCTTTGAAACATCATAAACTGTTTCGCCATTTTCATTCTTAATGGTAATAATCATTATTAAAATTCCTCATTATCATCAAAGAACTCTGACCCATCTTCAGCTTTATATTCAACAAGCTCAATGACTTGGACAGCTTGAAGGTCAAGACTTTTACCAGACTTACCTGCATACTCCCATTCATACTCACTACATTGAACTCTAACTTGAGAGCCATTACCTACAGCAAGGTTAATGTCTTGCTTGTTTTGGTCAATCAATCTAGGTGCATTCCTAACCATTCCGTTAGGACCATTTACCTTACGCTTGATAACCAAAGCCGGACCTTCATCCATTTGCTTTACTGTATGTCCACGACCTGCAAAGTCATCTGCTGTCGCTTGGTCAACAACCAAGTTGATTGTATACATAGGTTCAAAAGTTGTATTAGGTGTCTTAATACTTGCCCAATACGCAGTTCCATTTACTATCATATTATACCTCCTATGATATTAAGTTAATAAAAGAGAGTTTATGAGCCAACTACTCTCGGAGTTGTGGTCAAACCAAACCTACTAATACATGGAGATAGAGGGCTTGTTCGGTTGCTCTTTGTCTACCTTCCATAAAGTCTACCAGACTTTTTGTTTTTTGTCAAGTGTTTTCTAAAAGATTATCTAAATATTTTACATCTATATTATCTGGATTTAAAAGTTTTATTTTAAATTTATCCTCAACCTCCTCAACCGAGTAAGGTATAGATATATTATGTTCTTTATTTAAAAAATCTACACTACTACAAAATTCTTTGTATTCTTCTTTTGTTAATACTGCTATCATGTTGTTTCCTCTAAACTATTTAGACCTTCCATTAAAATATTTTCATCTATTTGTTGTCTTAAGTTTCTTAATTCTTTTATATTAATATCTGGAACACTCCATTCTTTACAGTCTTTTGTTCTAGTTATATATGTTATGTCCTCAACACTATCTATGTTTATCATAGTATCAATAGCAGATACTATATTATTACAATATGTTTTAAGTATGTCAGGTTTACCCTCAATAACTACTTTTATTATATATTCATCCATTACTTATCTCCTTTAATTCATCAAATGTATTTATGTGTGGATATTTTTTTAAGTATTTCATTACCCATTTGTCAGACATATAAGACAAATATAATCTTCCTTGTCCTACTACATGAGTTTGGTCAGGTAATAAACCCTCAACATTATCTACAGTAATAGAACTAGATTGTTCTTCTGGCAATAATGTTTTTAACCATTCAATTTGAATAGGTTTTATTTTTTTTCTTAATTTTTTTATTTGTTTTCCATTCATTTTAATACTCTAAACTCCATATAAGGTGTTTCTTTATGTCCTTCTGGTAAGAATTTTACCATATTTTTAACTTGTTGTAAAGTCCAATTAGTTGATGTCGTTTCTCCCTCATCATTATGCGATAATAATAAAGCTTTACCTGCAAAATTATTAAGACCTGTTCCAAGTAATGTAAAATATCTTTGATTATTTTTAAGTAATCCTTCATCATCTATATACATATCTTCATTAGGTGTAATGCTAACAATATCAAATAAATTACATTCA